AGAGCCCGTCACCGCCTTGAGTTGCTTCGTGAACGGGTTGAGCGGGTCGGCGAGCTGCCCGTTGTGCATAATGAGCGGGGCAAGTCCGTTGAGCCGTACAGTGAGTTCTTCAAACATGATGCTTTCCTTTGCCGCTAAGCGGCTGTTATGTGTAACGGGCCGATACGTTCGGTCCCGAATACTCACGCGGGCGGTTAGGTCCGAGTGAGTTTCCTTGCCGAGCCGAGCCCCGCCGTGGACTGCCATGCCGTGGCGATCCGGGCCATTCCTGAATGCCACTGACCCGGTTTCCCGAATCGGCGGCGGTTTTCGAGCCGCACCCGGTCGTGCCCTGCCCTGCCCAGCCCTACCGCAGCATGACCTGCCGCGCCGCGTATCTTTGTTTTCATCGCAGCACATATCCATGCTTAGCCGTAAGTTCCGCCTGCCCGTCCCGCACCATCCGGGCAAGGGCCTCGGTCACGGTGCGGGTGTTCGTCCCCGCGTTCTGTCTAACGATCCACTCGATATTGAGCGGTCGGCCCTTTGCGTAGCCGTCGAGTATCGCGGCCTCTATGTGGCACCGATCGCGTTGTTTGGCTTTACTGCTCATGTTTCTATCCAATGGCCCGGCCCCTCTTTAGAGTGAGCCGGACCCCAGCCCTGTTTCGATCAGTATCCCACCATCCACATAAGCAGCGACGCCATGCCGAATATCAGCACAAGTGCAACGCCAAACCTCACCGCGTCACCCGCACGCGACGACGGCGGGGCATGGTCCTGGTCCCGCTCGCGGGCTTGCCCGTAGTAGCACAGCGGCGTGCTCGCGTCGTCATACGCGGCGGACTCTTTCATAGGCGGGGAATCGTCAAGCAGCCCAAGCCGCTCAGCGAGTACGCGAGTGTGCATCCGGTCGAGTAGTTCGTCGTCGAGGTCTTGCATGGTCGCTCCTTGAGTAGTGGACAGAAAAACACCACCTCCACAGATAGCAGAGGTGGTGCGATCCGGGGGATGCGAAGCCGCCACGGGGTTCGGGTTGTTTCGGGGGCTTCGCATGGACAGATCATAAACTCGGATGGTGGCGTGTCAATACCTTTTATCCGTTTTTCTATGTTTTTTCTTACATTAGAACGATTCTAAAAAACCCCCGCCCCACCGAAGCGGGACAGGGGCAACAGGGCGGCGGGGGTTGGTCACCACGGAATATCGCCGTCGTCAACCTTGCCGTCGTCCCATCCGTCGTTCGCTCCGCCGGCGGCTTGACGTGTCCCGCCGCCGCCCTGGTCCTTGCTGTCTACAAACTGCCAGCCGTCTACCGCGACCTTTAGCTTGCTCCGCTTTTGCCCGCTCTGGCGGTCTTCCCACTGTTCAAAGCGGAGCTTGCCCTCCACAAAGATCGGCCGGCCCTTGCTGAAAAACTTAGCGATGTTTTCCGCCGTCTTGCCGAATGCTGTGCAGTCGATAAAGTTCGGGCGCTCTTCCCATTGGTTCGTGTTCTTGTTGAGAAATCTATCATTTACCGCAAGCCCGAAGTCACAGACCGGGTTGTTGTTTGGGAGCATCCGAAGCTCCGGGTCGCGGGTGAAGTTCCCGATGAGGATTGTTTTGTTGTAGCTGGGCATGGTGTTCCTAAAAAAGTATCTCGTCTAGTTCCGAATCGACCGGCACCTCGGGCAACTCCGCGCCAAGCTCTACCAGTCGTGTTTCCAGTTCGTCGTACCGCGCCGCAAACCGTGCAAGGGCGTTGCGTAGCAGGTCGGTGAAATCGTCCGGCTCAACGGTAAGCCGCAACTCTGGCAGGCCGGGACAGTAGCTGTAGAAGTCCCACCACTTGCGGCCGGTCACGATTAGCGAACCGTGGACTTGGGCCTTGTATGTGTCGGGCAGTGTGCCGTCGATTAGGTACTGCACCTGCGTTTTGGGTAGCGGGCATTTCAACTCAAGCCCGCCATCGTCGCCTATCAAGCCATCGGGCGAGCAACCAGACCGGCCATCGTCGGCGAGGCAAAAGCCCACCTGCACGACATCATGCCCGCTTGTCAAGCCATACGCTGCCCGTGCCTCGGGTTCGGTGTCGATGCCCATCTGCATCGCTCGGCTCGTGTACGTCTCAACGTCATGCGGTACACCGCCGCTGTATTTCTCGGCAAGCAACTGGCAGATATATCCGTCGATCTGTGCCGAGACTTTGCCGGTCTTGGGCGTGATAATCGCGCCGAACATCGAAGCGGTCGGGATGCCGCGTCTTGCGAGGAACCATTCTGGCGTGCCTTGTTCGCATTCAACGATTTGCATCGGCGACCTTCTTTCGCAGCGAGCGCATAGCGTCCTGATACTTGGCGGCGGGCAGGTCGCCAGCAGTTTCGCACCCGGCCCACTTGTAGAACTTGCCCACCGTTGCATCGTCAAGCTCGGCAAGGGCGGAGTCGATCGCGACCGCCTGCTCGGGCGTCACGGTGTCGCCGCCGGGTATGCGGCCATCGGTGTCGCCTTCGTCCGGCTCAAGCCCGTATGCGTTGAGCAGGCTGTACCGCTTCCCGTACTTGATGATGATGCCCCGGTCCTGGGCCGCGTTCGTGTTCATGCCCTTGGCTGGCGGGATCGTTACCGACGTTTCCTCGGCGTGGCCTTCGATGTGCGTGACGTGGCAAGTAACTTTCACCCCGCCGTTCTCAAGGTCTACTTGGTCCCACCGGTGCCGGAACCCGCACGACTGCTCTACCTCTCGCACGGTGGCGAGCACGGTTTCCAGCTTGGCAAACTTATACATCAGCTTGCCGCTACGGTCTTTCACCTCGCCGTCTTTAGGGATCGCGGGGCATTGGGATTGGAAGTCTGCCATCGCCTGAAAGAACGCCTTGCGAGCGTTGCCCGCTTCCCATCGTTCTTGCAGGTCCATCAGCTTTTCCAGCCGGTCGGGGTCCGCGTTCGATTCAACGGCAAGTTGAATCATTGCCATCGGGGTCGCGGGCTGTGTCGTTGCCAGTTCGGTGCTCATCTTGTTGTCTCCGGTAAGGGTTGTGAATCCCCCGCCGGTCCATTACAGAGCGGCGGGAGGGGGCTGGGGTTAGTCGAGGACTTGCCAGCGGGTGGCGGTGAGGAATGACTTTTCAATGAATTCGTTGACAACATCGTCGCACCTGTTTTTGATAACGACCTCCGCCCGGCTGTCCAAGGTGCAATAGCTACCATCGTCCATGCCGTGGTGCCTCACCCGCTTGCCCTCCGCCAGCAGGTCCAGGGCTTGCTCGCGGGTCAGGGGGTAGAGGTCGGGCTTCGCTTCCTCGGCGGGCTTGCTGGGGTCGGGGACGATACGCCAGCGGCGGCTGCGAGCGTCTTGTGTAGAGGGCATATTCTGTAGGGTAAACCACAACCCCCGATCCCAACGTTGATAACGCTCGCCATCAATGCGGTGAATCATTTCCCCGTCATAGTCAAAAGCGTCGTCTCCACATGGCCGCTCACAGCACGCCCCGCCCTCCATCGCCGCCTTCGCTTCCTCCCAGTTCATGCCCTCGGTCTTGGCGGGCTGGACGTTCGTGGAGTCGTCGGGCATCGCGTCCCGCACCTCCCACTTGGCTGCTAGTAAATCTGCCGGCTCAACTTCAACGATGATTTTCATGGTGTCTCTCTTGGTTGGTGGTCTGGATGTGTTTACTGTGTCCGGTTTCCAGCCTCGTGCTGCTCATACTCATTAGCCGCAGCATTTAGCATCATCGCAAGGCATCTCGCCTCTTCAGGCGTCACTTCAAGGGCAATGCCATTGGTTTTGCCGTCGCAGACCGACAACAATGTATCTTCGTATACATACTCAACAGTAAAATCAGAGCTAGCCAAAGAAAACTTAATCGTCCTGTCGCATTTGGTCTGCATAGCATTTATCCAATATGGCTGTAAAGGGTTTGCTTCTGGGGGAACGTCCGCCCTCGGCTGGTATCAATACTCCGGTCACAACAGCGGCCAAAGCCATCCACGGGGTATCCCCGCGACGTGAACAAATTGTGCCCCCAAAACAATCCCATCCATCATGTTTAACGATGGCTAAATACTTGTTTCGCTCGCCGGGCGTACCTGGCTGCCTTGTGTCTGCGTCGCACTGAATGCCTATCGTCCATCCGTTAGCTTGCAAGTCTCTGATAAGTGACCATATCTGCCGGTAGTTGTATATGCTGCTGTCGTATGTGACGGTCTGCATGGGTCAATCCCTTTCGTGATTCGTTAATCCCGCCCGCCCCTACGATGAGGCGAGCGAGCGGCCGGGCGACGCCTGACGCGCGGCCGGGGGTTAAACGTGCTTAATCTTGTGAACGCAGTAGGTGTACACCGGGCTGCTCCCGTCCCAGCGGAACTCAATCAGCCGCAGGAATACCTCGGCCTCGCAAAAACCGCCGTTGTCAAACTCCCGGCAGACCCGGCCCACAAGCGTCGGCGGGATGCCCAACTCATTGCCCGCGTTGAGGTAGCAGGACAGGTCAATATCCACCCCGCCGTCGC